GATACGCTGCAATTACCGCGGCCACAAAAGCAGCAAACTCAGATGTTGACATCGAGCTGATGGTCTTAGTAATAGTAGAAATATCAGAGTTAACTGTCGACTGCGTAAGCAACCCAGGAACGTTAGTCCCATCGGTTAATGAACCCAAAAATGCTACTTTCTGTATACCTAAATCCCAATTTTTCTTGCGTGCTCTGTGCTTCGACTCAATGATATCCCAGTTGTTTGCCTGTAACGCCTGCTCAATCTCAAACACGGAATATCCTACGGCCTTGGCCCAATTAACTACGCGCATAGTCTTAGATGCAATACCAGTATCCGCCATAGCGAGCCTATCATTAGCAGATCCTTGATTAATAATGCCTGCCTCAAAATCCCCGGAAGCATTAACAACAAGGTTTGTCAGGATGTTCTGCGCAAACGCGCCATCCCCGACTGCAATAGGCAGATAATCGGCCGGTGCAATTTCATAGAACTTCTGTTCTGTAACCTGTTTCTTGATGAAAGTTAGAGTATCAATTGCAATCTGATACCCTAAAGTAGACTGGTCAATATCACCAGCGCTATTACGAAGCGTAAGACCGGCAACTGAACGAGCATTGTGCCGCGCCATAGCCTCTTTAACAAAATCCTTAATCTTTGACATCTTAATATCTCCTTTCGTTTTTAGTTAACCTACATAGCTGTGGTGCGAGCTACCTCATTATAGTTAGTGCCGTCACAAATAAACTCAATCACAAATACCTTAGCGCTTGCTGTGCCTGTTGCTAAAGTACCTACAGTCTTGAACGCTGTACCAAAGGTCAACGTAAACGAATCTGTACCAGAGGTAGTAATAACTAATACCAATTTCTGGCCAGTAACTAAACCCGTTGCGTTGATCGTAGCGGTATGCGCAGGAACTAACGTCTGAATATCGCCATCAGTACCCACTAAACCGATAGTCGCAGAAGACGTTAATACCTTCTTTGTAGTGCCTAAAGTTTTAACACTTGCTGCACCCGTTGCTGAAAGTGTAGTAAACGCACCAGCTGCAGGTGTAGTCCCGCCGATAGGAGTGCTGTTAATAGTGCTCCCGGTGATTGTCGCTACCAATGCGATTTGAGTCTTAACCAATACGCGCACTAATCCGTTTGTTGCAGTATCTAATGCAGTACCCGATATCGGATTTACACCAGCCGATGTCATAACCTTGCTTCCCGAAACTACAAATTCAACTTCATCGCCACGAGTTACTGTGCCACTCGACTCAAGGTAAATTATTGAACTTGGTAAAGCGATCTCTAATGCGTTACCTGCTATGAAACTATCTTTCTTCGGATTATAAATAACATATCCTATCGGTGCGTCTGTTGCCGCGCACTTATCTACAAGGATAGTGTTCCCTACTGCCGTAGAAAGCTTTACTGCATCACCAGCTACGATCGTATCAACCGAAGCCGGATCCACCTGCGCTGATAAGGTCACAGGATTTACTATCGCTGCAATACTGCCCTTAATAGCAGTTTGCTCGATCTGATTCATGTTCTGATAAACTGACATCTTTACTCCTCCTTTTTTATTTGCACTGTTTCTTGTTTTTTACTTTTTCTCTGAACCGTATTTACTCGAACCGCGCTCAATTTTGTTTCCGAGCGTATCAACCGCTAATCCAGTAACCTCTTCGCCTGCTTCTTTTAATGCGTTGAGTTTAACGAAATGAGCGTTATCTTTTTTTGCCTTTGCATCTGCTTCTTTTTTGGCGTTTTCTTTTGCTTCAGCTTCCTTATCTTCTTTTTCTTTCTTCTCTTTTTCCTCGCGAATCTTCTTCTCTTCTTCCGTCTCGCCATCATTTTTCTTTACGTGAAGCGGGCAACCTTCCGCATGAGCATCATTATCTTTTGCGTTACAGCTGCATTTCTTCTCGGCATTTTCTTTGGCTTTTGCCTCAGCTGCAGCGGCTTCTTCTGCTTTTTTCTTCTCTTCGGCCGCAACATTCTTTTTGGCTTTATAATTAGCTACCATATCCGAGATTTTATACTGTTTACCATCCGCGCCCTCAACCTCATCACCCATCAATATCTCCTGCAACTCTTCTTCGATATTATCCGTAATGTGCTGGAATAATTCCGACAAAGGAATCTTCTGCCCATCGATGTCAACGAATACATCCGAAGCATTAAACTTCTGCTTCTGAGGATCCTTAGTATCTGCCTCAGCTGCAGCGTTTTTCTTTCTAAACAGCTTGAACATGTTTCCTCCCTCCTTGTTAGTTAACAATACTTTATTATTCCCTTTTTCTACCCTCTCCAACTCATCCAACCACATCTTGATTGCCCCTTGATCATTTGCCTCCCGTGCCTTTTGAATCTCTAATTTTATTTCTTTTACACTTAGCTTCTTCGGCGGTTTAATCTCTGCCTTTTTGCTATTAACATATATTCTGCAATCCTCATAACGAGGCGTTGTCACTAATGCTAAATGCGTGAACTCAGCTTCTGTTATCTCCTCGTCGTATTTAATAGCATGCCATTCACCACCTTTAACTGTTTCCTTAACATCGAATGAACACGATACCGAATATCCCTGCTCAACTTTTTGCTTTGCTTTATCGTCGGTAAGTATAAACGTACAATAAAACCATCCATCCGCAGGATTAAACTCCGCACCTGTAACATATCCGACGGCATTCTTCTTGAAATCCTCAGGCGTAACATCCTTATGATCTATCAATACCGGCTTGCCTATGATAGACGGTAACATCTTATCTATTGTCTCCTTACGAAGAAGCGCCACCCCTGCTCCTACGTCTTCATAAGAAACAAGCCCTTGCTCAAGGAAGCTGCAACGATAATCTTTAGGCCACTCTTTTTCGTTATGCTTAATCTTAATCTGTTTCGTCTTAAACATTGTTAATAACATTTTAATTTACCCCCGGGATGCGCAATCCTGCGTTTGGTATCACAACTTTCGGCTGATGTGCCACAACAATTTTTATCGCCTCAGCTAAAACTTGAATACAAAAACTCTTATTTTCTAATGGCCCGCGCACCTCAATTTTATTATCCTTAGTGATACTAACTATGATTATCGGATTGGGTTTCTCTTTACTCATCGTGTCTCCTTTAATAACGGTATTGCTACACATCGACAACCAAAATCTTCACCCGGATGACCGCGTCTTCCTGTTGCTCTATCTACTATTGGCGGCGCATCCCATCTAAATGCCTTATTATTAAGATCCCGATGATCTTTCCTGACTCTCTCATCCCCTGAAGTAGACCAACGATACTCGTCTATTCCCGCCTCTTGATACCGCGCCTGACGAAATTTTGACACGAATAACGACGTCTCCTGACGTGCCAAAAATTTAGCTTTTCCCTGCGTTATGCCATACTCTGCCTTAAGTACATCTACCATCTTCTCCGCGCGGAATCCTTCCTGCGCACCATATTCAATCTGTTTGCGTAACCGCTTAACTGCTTCTTCTCTCCAATCCTGTATATAGATGTCCATATTATCCATATACTCTTGCTTTATCTGCTCAGCCATTTCATCGGATATCTCAACCTGCACCGCAATATCCGGGACCACAGTTTTAACTGTCGCCTTAAACTGTTTATTAAGATCTCCTATTACCCTATCTAACGTACCTTCAAAAGAAATTGTCGGAATATTCTTAACTTTATCTAATGCCGAAATCATATCTTTGCGTTTCTCTTCAGCTAAAATCTTGCCTTGAGATATAGACTGCTTGACCTCAATCGGTACCTTAACAACATCAATGCAAAACGCTTTGCGTGTCTTATCAAATACAGCTCCTAATGACCGTAGTTCCCGAGATATCTCAGCCGAAAAATTTCCCTTAAAATATCCATCTTGATAACTAATACGATTTATCTCTAATGCCTTTTTTATCGCCGAAATCTTAGCGGCCGAGCGAGCCAGTATTTTTGGTTCTAATATTTCAAAGAGCGGCTTATATATAAGATTATAAAGCTCATACTCTATAACGCTTGATATCGCATCAGAATAAGACTGCCTATCGTATATTGGCTTTAATGCTTTTCTTCTCTGGAAAAATCTAAACCCCATCCGGCACCTTTTCTGTTATCGCTTTTGCTGGCTTTTCAAATGAACTTGATGACTCCGGAGGTTCAGGCTCGCGTATACCTTTACCCACCTCAGTCTCTATGCCTACAAGATTGTCTCGCTTTAATAAATCTGCGTACTCCTTTGCCGTCAATATCCCCTGCGAATAAAGCCTGTCATAACGATTAAACTTTGCAGTTTTTATATTCTCCTCTGACTCAGAAGATAATATGCGTAGCGCTTTAAACTTAAAATCTATATGCTCCGGTACAAAACCAAATATTTTCTTAGCGCATATCGGAAGCACCACAGATAAAATCTCGCGTGCCTTAGCCCTGACTTCCGATTCAACAAGTGCGTTATAATTTTCTATATCATCTTCGCCTGAATTAAATCCTGTAGCCGATAGTCCAAACAACTTTGTCATCGGCATACGTACCGAAGCTGCCGCGCCAACGCGTATCTGATTTAACATCTCAGCAAGTCCTGCAAACGTAATCTGCTTTTGCTCATACTCGTCTTCTTTATCCATAACAATAGCGTTATGATAATTTTTAAGCATCGTCGCCACCTGCAGCCTTGCGTTAACTTTGTTCTGCGCTGCAGCTGATAAGATGTTTGTATTAAATCCCTCTATGCGCCAAACATCTATTTTTGCTTCATCTAACAACTCATATATAACATCCTGATTCTTAACATAACCATTAATGTCGCGAATCATGCGCTCAACCTCAGACATGCCCCAACCTTGTAATCTCTTGCGTATGAATGATGGCGCCTCTTTACCTATAATCTTCACAACCCTTGACTTATGTATCGCCTGTCCGTAATAGTTATATGGACACTCCACCTCATCGGACTGCAGGAAATTAAGTAATATCTCCCATCTATCCGCGGCGATAAAGGCAAGTGGGCTGTTATCGTCTACCAGTTCTAGTTCGAACGCTGTCTTAGGATCTTGATCTGTGTTGATAATCAGCCCCGACCCGCCAAAAAGTTTTGCCCAACGCATCGCATCCTTGATCGCCTTAATGACCTTATCCTTATCGAGGTAATCTTGTAGCTTATGGATATCGTCAACATCTAACTCATCGCATGAGATATCCAATCCTCCACGAAACGCATCCTCAACTGGCTGATCTATGGCCGTCTGCAACACGCCATGCGTCATATATGCATAAGAGAGCAATATTCTATTTAATGAAAGCGGATTATACTGATTATCCGCAGCCAAACCAAACGGCATGGTAAGAGGGCTCATGCCATAGGTCATACCATCAAAAACACCTGACATCATACCAACCCCGGGCATATCGTTATTGCGAGCAGACGAATTACTAACTACTGTTTTCTTATTAGATACTTTGCGCGCAGGTTTACGTTTCATTCTTTTCCGTACCTCTTATTTCCTCTCGCCAGCTTTTCTTCTCTCATGTTTTTATGTCTCCTCTGGATATCGTAAGCTATTGCCGCGGCCTGATCAGGATCCTTACCC